GAGGACCAACGAGAAGGTCGGGCAGTACGTCGACTCGTATATCCGTCCGGAGGAGTTCGCCAAGCTGGCCGTGGCCACCTGCAAGCTGTTCAACAGCGCATTCCTGATCTGGGAGAACAACGGAGTCGGTACGCAATTCGGCGGACGTGTCATTGACATCGGGTACCCGGACATCTACATGGATCTGGACGAGTCGTCTCGCACGAAGAAGATCACGAAGAAGCCAGGCTGGGCGAGCACGCGGCCGAAGAAGCTCATCCTGTTTGGAGAGTATCGCGAGGCGCTATCTCGCAAGATGATTGTGAACAAATCAAAGGACGCGCTTGACGAGTGCATGCATTACGTCTACGGTGACGACGGTGGCGTGGAGCATGATGAAGAGAAGATAGACGACCCATCTGGCGCGAAAGCAAACCACGGCGACCGAGTGATGGCCGACGCACTGGCGTGGCGCGGCCTTAGCCAGAGGCCGTCGCAGGATAAGGACAAGCCGCCTGAGGCTCCGTACGGGTCTCTGGCTTGGAGACAGCAACGCAAGAAGCGGGACAATGCAATGAACGGCAGACGAGAGCTGCTGTGGAGTAAAGGTTGGCGACCGTAACGGGAGTTATCGATGATTGAGAAAAAAGAGTTCGAGCGTATCGTGTCGGGGATCGAGTGGTCAGAGAAGCGCCTTGAGACTCCACGCAATTCGCGGATCAAGTTCATCAGAGAATTCGTTGGCATGCACTATCAGGACAGCGGATCGGATCGGCGAGTTGTCGTTCCGTTCCTGAAGCTGTCAGTCGGAATCTTCCTGCGAATGCTCGCCGCAAAGGCCCCGCAGGTCATGATCGGCGCGCCAGGGATCTCGATGGGCCCTATGGCTGCCACGTTCGAGGTGGCCATGAACGAAGTCCCGTACGAGGTCAAGATGCAGGAGAAGCTGCGCCGGGCTGTGCTTGAGGCAATGTTCTCGTTCGCTGTGGTGAAGTGCGGAGTGACAGCTGACGGACAGGCATTCGGCAGAAGGACAGGGAAGAAGTTCATGGACATCGTGTCGATCGACGATCTCGTCATCGATATGTCTGCTCCGTTGCTCGAGGACATAGAGTACATCGGGAACAAATACTGGATTGACTACGAGGACGTGAAGAGGTTCGAGGACTATGACGCCAGGGACGGCATCACCCCGGACGAATACGTTCCGCATAACGAGGTGGGTACCGAGCGGGCTGAGGCCGTGCAGATCCCTGGCCCGCCAGAAGGCCAGGGCAAGAGAGTCCATGTGTGCGATCTGTACCTTCCGAAGCGCAACATAATGCTAACGTACGCGATCACGTCCAAGAAGATCCTCAAGCAGGTGAACTGGGGAAAGCGGCCGAAGCCGTACTTGATGCTCGGCTTCGACGAGGTTCCAGGGAACCTGCTGCCGGTTGCTCCTGCTGCTGTGTGGTATGACCTTCACATCTTAGCGAACCGTCTGTTCCGTAAGCTTGGCTCACAGGCAGATGGCCAGAAGAACGTACTCGGCTTCGACGGTGGGAATCCAAACAGCGTCAACGACTTCAAGGACGCGCACGATGGCGACGGCATCACGTACACTGGGACGAAGCCTGAGCTTCTGCAGACGCCTGGCCCGGATCAGATGACGATCAACATGTTCATGTTGTGTAGAGAGATGTATTCGTTCTTCAGCGGGAATCTAGAGTCGCTTGGCGGGCTGGCCCCGGTTGCTGACACTCTCGGCCAGGACCGCTTGATTTCTCAGGCATCTAGTGCTCAGGTGCGAGACATGGCGGACAGGGTAGTGGATTTCGCCGAGGACATATTCCGGACGCTTGCCTACTACGAATGGAACGACCCCATCAAAGAACGCAAGCTGATGAAGCCTGTCAAGGGAACGGACATCTCGGTTCCAGTACTCTGGAGCATGCGAGAGAGGTTCGGCGAATTCGACCAGTTCAACTTCTCCATCAACGTCTACTCGATGCAGGACGATAGCCCGGCCGCGCAGCTCCAGAAGCTGTCGCTGATCATGCGTGAGTACGTCGCGCCGATGATGCCGATGCTCGAGGCCGCTGGCGGGATGGTTGACGTACAGAAGATCATGCAGAAGGTTGCTCACCTTTCGAACACCCCGTGGCTTGCAGAGATCGTCAGGTTCGCCGACAAGTCGGAGAGCGACCAGTCGAGTGAGTCTGGAGGCGCAACGGCCTCCCCGAGCGTTACGAGAAACGAGCGCGTTAGCTACAATGGGGGGCCGACTGCCCAGGGCCAGAACAAGATCATGCAGCAGATCATGGCCGGCGGAGGCAATTCGGGTCCGAAGCAGGGGTAATTCCTGTACAGTCTGTGCGGTTTGGGTTAGAAATATCGGTTTTGTTGTATAATATGGAGGTAGTAGGATGCCATTGTTTAGATTCCGGGACTCCAGTGGGGACGTGGTAGAGAGAGTCTTCCCGCCCCGTGAGGCCCCGAACTTTGTGACGCACGAGGGAAGGAAGTACACTCGTGAATTCGGATTCAACACTCCTTCATCGCGAGGATGGCCGATGCAGCCGTGTTACGCCTCAGGGGTCCATCCTTCTCAGGCGCAGGATTTGAGAGACCACTTTGCGAAACACGGTGTGAGAGTCGAAGTGAACAGCGACGGCAACCCAATCTATGAGAACGCCGCCCAACGCAAGAGAGCGCTGAAGTGCAGGAACATGCACGATCGCTCAGCCTTTTAGTGGAGAGACAGATGCCAAGTGAAGAACTTCTTGCTGAACTTGATTCGGCTGCTGACGAGGCGGTTCAAGAGATCAAAGAGATCAATGGTGGCGGGGACGACTCCGGATCCGAAGAGAAATCTGGAGTCAGCGAAGCAGGAGATGATCGAGGCGTTGATGACGATCCCGGATCCGAACCGGATGGGGTATCTGGCGGAGAAGGCGATCAAGTCGGCGACGACGATGAAGGATCTGGAGAAGCTGGCGATGGAGATAGTGGTGGGGATGCCGAGCCCGAGGGAGCGGAGATAGACGACGACATCTTCGCCGAGGCGATTCGCGCTGGCATGTCAGTGAAGGACGTACAGACGTTCACCAGCAGGGACGCGTTAGAGCGAGTCATCGACATCATCAAAGAATCCAAGGGCGGATCCTCGGAAGAAGAGAAGAAGGACATCCTAGACGGCATTCCGGATCTTGATCCAGAGGAGCACGGAGAGGCCGCAGCGAAGATGTACGCCGCGTTGAAAGACGTGGCCAGAGAACAGCAGGAGCGGATCGCGGCGCTGGAGTCTGGGCATACCCAGATGAATCAGCGCCAGTACGAAGAGGCTGCGCGAGAGCTCATCTCTGACTTCGATGGCATGGTAGAGAAGCTTGGTGATAGCTTCCACGAAGAGCTTGGCGTTGGACCGTCGGAGCAGTTGGTTGCCGGTAGCCAAGGACACGTCAACCGATCGAGAATCATGGACCATATGGCAGTGCTCGCACAGGGGTACCGCGCATCTGGCCAGCAGTTGCCGAGTCGCAAGGCGATGTTCGACATGGCAGTGAACCAAGTTCTGTCCAGCTCAATCGTTTCGATGAAGATCAACGAGGCCAAGAGCAAGCTGGACGAACAGCAAGACTCTCTCATCAGCAGGCCTGATGGGAAGAGAAGCAAGAAGAAGTTGGACCCGTTTGAGGAGACGGCCGCAGAAATCGACCGGATCTTCGGGAAGTAAGTAGGTGGGCTGAGCAATCGCCCGCCGCAAGAGTTTGCGTCGTCAGTATTCCTGCTTAGCAGATGGGCTGAGTTCGCATCGCTTGTGGCGCATAGCGCCGTGACACGAACCTAATTTGTTAAGCCCGCATGGGCAGGAGGATAGGCACATGGGTCTGCAGTATTCTGAGATCGCTGATGCCGTTATCGCTACGCAAGAACTTCTGATCAAGAAGGGTGCGTTCACTGATCTGCAAACTGACTTGCAGGATCACGTATTGGTCCGCAATCTGTGGAAGGGACGCAACAAGGATGCATTCCCTGGTGGAGACCCCTGGCAATTCCAGGCGCAGATCGACCACAACCACAGCGCGTCTGTCGTAGAGCTCTACGAGGACGACGGAGGCGCGATCGTCGACACGCTGATCGAGGGCGAGGTTAACGCTCGTCACGTTAACGCGTTCTACCACTACGAGAATCACGAGAAGTCGTTCCAGAAGGGCGGCCACGCGATCGTGAACCTCGTGAAGACTCGATACATCGGCATGATCATCTCCATGTGGGAGTTGATGGAGACCTTGCTGTGGTCACTGCCTAGCAACGATGGCAAGACCCCGTTCGGCATCGCCTACTGGGTGACCCGCAATGCGAGCGAGGGCTTCAACGGCGGGAATCCGTCCGGGTTCTCTGCCGGCAAGGCTGGCATTGACCAGGCTACGTACAGCAGGTGGGCCAACTGGACGTCGCAGTACGTCTCGGTCACGAAGCAGGACCTGATCCGCCGGATGCGAACCGCTCACCGGAAGATCCGTTTCCGCTCGCCTATCTCTCACGAGAACCCGAGCTTCGGGATGGGTAACGGAATCTTCACCAACTCCGATGTGATCGGGTTGATGGAGGAGCTGCTCGAGGATCAGAACATGAACCTCGGGAATGACTTGGCAAGCAAGGACGGGCAGGCCATGTTCAAGTCCACGCCGGTGCTCTACGCTCCGTACCTGGACAACGACAGCCAGAACCCCGTGTACATGCTCGACTTCAAATGGCTGACCCTTGGGTTCCTGAAGGATTGGGAATACAACCTCAGCAAGCCGTACATGGTTCCGAACAAGCACAACGTCAACCGCGTTGACTTGGATGTGAGCTGCAACATGATTTGCACCGACCTGCGTCGGCAGGCCGTGATCAACACCGCGTAAGCCCATCCAATGGCGCTTGTCAATCACAAAACCCAATCCATGAAAGGCTAACAACATGGACTCCAGTATTAACGCCCCTCTCGGGGTTGCGAACAAGAACCAACGCGTAGTTTGGTTTGAAGGAAGTACCGCTCTTGCGGAAGGTCAGGCTGTTTGCTACAACTATGACTACGGCACCGCTTCTGCAGAGACTCCAGCCAGGTACAATCGCGTTGAACTTCCGTCCACGTCCAACAACATGCACTTTGCCGGCGTCGCCGACAAGGCGTATACGGCCGTGACTGGTGGACAGCTCATCAAGATCAACCTCCCTGGCTCGTGCTGCAACATCCTTTCGTATGCCAGCACCACTCTAGGCAGCGGTCGCTTGACGTTCGAGTGTGGCGGGACGTATGCCGGCTACTTCCGAGATGAAGGCTTCTCGGGCGCCGGGTCGGCCAAGCCGCTGCAGACTGTCGATCGATCCTCTACCGCCGGGACCTGCCTGGCTATCCTGGAGGAAGGCCCTCAGTCTTGGGGCTGCGAGCGTTTGACTGCGTTGGACAACGCCGCAGTGACCCCCATGGTGGGCGGTGCGACGCACATGCCTGCGGTGACTCTAACCAACGGTGACTGCACCGCGACTCTTGCGGATGGCGTTGAGACCGGCCTGCGGAAGGCCTTCTATCTGGTCGGCGCCATGACCACCAACAACTTCGTGTTGACGGTGACGTCCGGCATGCAAGCCGACGGTAGCACTGCTTTGGCTACCTGGACGGCCGACGAGGCTGCGGACGAGCTTGTGCTCCAATGGAACGGCATCGGCGCTGGTGGTGTCTGGACCGAGCTCGCCGAGGTCGGCGGAACCAAGGCGTAAGCGTACGGCCGTTGGGTGGCGGCCACAAGCGGGCCCCGGTGTTCTCTTCCGCCGGGGCCCGCGATATCCTACTTCAGGAGTGATGTATGGCTGAGAGTACGCTTTCGCTGGCCTGGGACGACTTCCAGAACGAGGTCGGCAGATTCCTCGGCTATGGAGTGACGCAGGGTAGCTGGTCGTCAGCTCAGGAGGCGACCGTCCAGTCGTGCGTTCATTCGGGAGTCAGGAACGTCATGTTCCCGCCGATGATTCCTGGTGGCATGAATGGGTATGCTTGGTCGTGGATGCATCCAACTACCACGATCGATACCACGGCGAGCCAAGGAGAGGACGATCTCCCAGACGACTTCCACCAGTTGATCGGAGACTTTCATCACGCCAGCAATACTGGGTATACCAGGGTGAAGAGAGTTTCGGAGGGCGAGATCCTTGAAAGACGAGCACTCGACGACTACAACGGATTCCCGAAGCTTTGTGCAATCAGGTACAAGTCTCGCACAGGTGCAGACGGCCAGCGACAGGAAGTGCTCTGGTATCCTGAACCCGACGACGCATACACGCTGAGCTACTCCTACGACGTCTACCCTGGCCAGCTAAGCGACACGTACAAGTACCCGCCCGGCGGGTCGTCACTGTCGGAGCTGTACCTTGAGAGCTGTCTGGCGGTGGCTGAGCAGCGTGTCTTGGACATGGAAGGAATCCACAGCAAGAACTTCATGGCAATGCTGATCGCCGCTATCGAGCGAGACAAGCGACGTGCACCAACGAACTACGGTCGCATGGGACACTACGAAGGAACATCTCGGGAGCAGACTCTGTTCAGAGGACAGCGAACTGGTTCGTACTACCTGACATACGACGGGACTCCACTGTAATGCCTTACGCTAGCGAAAAGCAACGTCGCTTCATGTATGCGAAGCACCCAGAGATCGCAAAGCGATGGGACGAGGAGGGCAAGAACTATGTCAAGGGAGACAAACCTCCTGAGAAGAAAACGAAACCAACTAATCCAGGAGCCAAGCCGGTGGCAAAGAACAAGCCAATGACGAAGGCCGAGAAGGACGCAGCCGCTGCTGCAGAGCGCAAGCGAGTCGACGAATGGATGGCGAAACGAGACAAGGAAATGCGTTCAGGGAAAACGAAACCTCAACCGAAGAAGCCGAATCCAACAAAGCAGGCTCAGGCTCGTCGTACTGCTGCGTTCGGCAAGAAGGCGAAAGATCTGCTTGCCGCGCTTGGCTGGAAGGACGAATAGGAGAACACCATGGCAGCCACTGCTAAAACACTAACAGCCGGAACAGCTGAGGATATTCTGGATGCTTCCGACTATCGTGGAGACTACACCATTCAGCTGCAGTCTGACGAAGGCCCGGTGTACCTTGCGTTCGGTGCTACGGCTTCAGCTGCCGGGGGAATCTCGTTGCTGTATCCTGGTGATACCGTTCGGGTGAAGGGATACACGGCTACCCTGGCGTGTAGCGCGTATTCTGCTTCTGCAACACCAACAATCGGAATCGAAACCGCACCGGGCGTAGAGTATGTGTCCGGGCAATTCGGCGGACCATGGCCCGCTTCTTAACGAAAGGAAAACGACATGCTTAGTCGAATCTCAAGTCTACTTCGAATTCTCCCTCCGATCCAAAACAACCGAGGGTATCTCATCGCGTCTGGTCCAACTGTCCCGACAGACGGAACCGACGGGTATCAGACGGGGTGCATCTTTCAGCACACCGACGGTGGAGACGGGACTTCCTTGTACGTGAACGAGGGGTCAATTACGTCATGTGACTTCAACGCACTTGACGCGGGAACACTTGACGGTGTAGTTCTCAGTGGAACCGGAGCCGCTGGAATCAGCGTGACTGGAACCTTTACAACAATCTTCGATACAAAGGATGCTGTGGCCGGGAAGTTCATCGAGACCGGAACGTACCAGAGCACTGCGGACGGTGGCATTACGCTTACGAGTACGAACAACCGACCTGTGTCGTTCCTGTTCGACGACTCTGGCTCTGCCATGACAGGAGACATCCGTGGTGTGCTTTCGCGAGTGCTAGTGACGGTCGATCAGGCCACGCCAACGCTCAACGCAGTACGCGGGCAGATCAAGATGCTCGATGGCGTCGACGTCACTGGAGCCGCAGTTGTCAGTCCGATCACCGGGTACTTCGAGCTGGCAGGTACGAGCGCGCGAACGCTTACTGGCCACGTTGCTGCTTTCCGCGCAGCGATCGAGGAGGGTGCGTCTGGAACGACTACGATTGCAGCGTCTTCGTACTACTCTGGGTTTGAGGCCACGCTGAACTCAACTCGCACGTACACCGAGACTGGCGACATGGCCGCCTTTATGGCGAACATCTCCGGTGGGACGTCGAAGTGGCCGCGCGCCTTCTGGGCCGATGCCGCAGGGTGCACTACCGGTATCTACGTTGGCAAGCACGCCGACACTGCCGGCAGCGGAATCAGCCTTGGCGGTGCTACTGCGGCCAACCGTTTCCATAGCGACGACGGCGGCTCGGCGCTGACAGGGAACCGGAGAGGCCTGCTGTCCCGACTCGCCGTGATCGCCGAGCATACTGGCGCGCTCTCGCTGGCAAGCATCTGCGGCCAGACGAAGCTGGTCGGAGACGTCGACTTCGACGGCGACTATCTTTGCGGTGTCTACGGATACCTTGAGATGGGCGGAGCAAACGATCTGACTCTGAACTCGTCGCAACATGCGGCGTGCGCGATCAGGGCTCGCACAGAAGTTGGTGGGAACCTGACCGTCGCAACGGCGAGCACCTATCTCGCTGGCGTGTTCTCAGAGTTGAATACCACTGGAGCGTACACAGTAACGCAGTCCAGTGGAGTGTTGGCTGCCTTTGTTGCGGCAGCTACTGACCAGCGCAACGACCTGTGGGGCTCTGCCCTGTACATTGACGGAGCCGACAACGCCATTGGTTTCGCCGCTGCGGACAGTGGTTACACTAACGGCATCAAGGCCGTCACGCAAACGCCAACCGGCAACACTTCGCATGTCATTCGTGTTGACATCGGTGGGACGGCTGGTTACATCCCTGTTTATGCTGCCGAGGCGCTCGGAAACTAACACCAAGATCGAAAGGAAGAGAACATGTCAAAGTTGCGTTTCTTGGACGTAGTGAATTCTGTTGACTCATGGAAGGAGCTTGCATCAAAGAAGCTTAAGCCAAGGACGGCTTACAGGGTCATGAAGTACATGAAGCTGGTGGACGAAGAGATCAAGCTGTTCGAAGTGCAGCGAAATTCTCTCCTTCGCTCGGCAGCAGGGGTTAATGACGAATCGGTTGCGGTAAGGCTTGAAGCCGGTACCGATGAGTACAATAAGTACCTCGAGAATGTGAACGACCTGCTCATGGTGGAGGTCGATATCTGTAAGATCGAAATGAAGTTCTGCGAACTTGTCGAGGAAATAGCCGACGAAGAAATCTCAGTCGGAATGCTCCTTTCGCTTGAACCATTCTTCGCGGGAGACGATGATGTCGAAACAGAGGAGAATTCTTGTTAGTTTCCCGCTCGGCGGACTTGATGAGAGAGTGTCTTTTCGCCAGGAGCCGCCATACACGACATCCGACTGCTTGAATGTCTGGCCAGTTGAGCCTATTGAACGCAGGAGCCGTGGTGGATCTCGCCCCGGTCTTGGCTACGCGTTCGATGTGATCACGGGTCTGTCTGACCCAGTCCGCATGATGTCGTCTATGACGATTTCACTCGGTGACGGATACTTCATTGAGTCCGACACGTTCCCTGGGTCCTCACTCTCAAGCCTATGGCAGGCATCTACGGGAACCGGCGCCGCGGATCCTGCGGAAATCATCCCGAACTGGGGCGCAGGAATCAACAGCTATGCCACGAAGAAGAGCGTGGAATCTGTT